GTACCAGTAGAAGTCTGTGTAATTTCAACATCATACACATATCTTTCTGCGTCTAAAGCTGCGGTCTGAGCCGCTGTCATTGCTAATGCAACAACTCCAGAAGTTGCGTCTGTAGCAATCGTTGAAGTTATTGATGTTCTTGTTCGTGTTGACGCATAACCTTTTGCCATTTTGGCTTCAGTTGTATATCCAGTCAGATTAAATGCGTTTCCGTTTGCGTCTTTTACGGTTACATCTGAACTAAAATTAGCGCCTTGATCTATTATTAAATTAGCTACTGCTGCCATTTGTGTCTTCTATTGGTTGTACCTTTTCTTCTTTCATCATTTCAATAATTTTTTTGTTATAAAATTCTGTAAGAACTGCAATTTTTTCCAACTCAATATCGTGTCTGACTCTACTTGCCTCAATTTCCTGTCTAGCAGTGATACGATTTCTCAATCCTATACTAAATTTCGTTTCGTCATACACTTTTCCATCTATGTTTATTGACATTATATACTCCTTTGTTTATAATATATGTTATATTTATACAAGTTTTTCAAACTCAATATCGTGTATTCCCATATGGAATACTATTCTTTCCTTAGTTGGAGACTTGACACCGTGTGGTTTTTTAGTATTTAAAACGACCATTGATTCGTATAGAATACTATCAGTTTCTTTACCATCGTCAAAGTACAATTCTCCTGTATTTTCTGTTATAGGTATTACAAAAGAACATTTACTTTTTACATCTGAATGTAAAGGTAATTCACCACCCTCTTTTACTTTGAAGAAATTACATCTAAATTCTTTGGGTCTAATATTAAATTCATTCCAAATACTTTTAATTAATCTTAATAACTTACGGTCAAAGTTATGTATCTCTTGTACATAAAACTTGTTCATATCTTCACCACCAGTTGCGTCTTTTACATATTCTGAATATAACTGGTTACTATCTTCCCACTTATCATTAAAGTAATCATTCCAGAAATCTTTATCTACTTTAAAGTCTGTTTCAATAAAAAAGTTTTTATGCCATTTTTTATAAATCATCTTGTCCATCAACTGATACAATAATATGAGAGCGAGCAGTAGTGCCTTTATTCCAAGCACTATGTCTTAATCCTTGATTTAGAAACCAACAAGAACCTGGTTCCATAGTTTGATATACTTTCTCACCGTTTACTAAACAATAAAAACCACAATCTTTGTTTGTTGTTATTGGTATGTGAAATCTGATTGAGTAATCTGTATTGTAGTCTATATGTTCAGCAACAAAAGCACCTGGATCCATAATTGCTATTCTTGCTCTTGTAGTTTCTGATTTAAAAGAAGTTATGACTTCTTCTAAATATGTTCCCTTAACCCAATCTTTAATTTTATTATAATGTCTTTCATCTAATCTACTTTTAGGTATCTTCTTATCATAAACTCTATCTTCCATATCAGGATTGTATTGAGTTAATGCTACTTGTTTATATGGAGAACCATTTACTTCGTATCTTCCAGTATCATCTTTGACAATATAATTTTCAAAAGGTTTAACATAGTTTCTAAAATCCCACGCCATTCTTTTATTGTTTAAACCTTTTCTAAATTCTGATTCTTCTACATCATTATCTTGTAAAAATTTATATGCGTCTTCTATTGTGTCAAACTTTAGTCCAAATGCTTTTTGTAGTTTAGCAGTTTTGCCTCCTACTAAATCACCGTATCCATCTTTTTCTTTTAGATCATCTACTTCAACAGGCATTTGTTGAACTACTTTAATAATCTTCTCTACATCAAAAGTTTTATCTAACTTTTTAAATGGTGGTAGGTCGTGTCGTTTCTTCAAACTCATATGTTCCTTTATATTGCCAACAACTTGGATTTTCTTTACGACATACAGCAACTTTTTCATTACTGAAATGCCATTTTGTATTTGTCTTTTTTTCTATTTCTAAAAACAAATTTTTCATATACAATCTGTTTCTACATCTACTTATAAATGCTTTTTTAAAACCTAATTCTTTTACTATCTCTAATTGTTGTTGTATTGTTTTTAATAAGTGATCTTTAACAATATCTCTACCTGGTCTTCTAACAATAGAGTGTTCCCAATATCTATTCAATATTCTTACTTCACCTTTTTCGTAAAATTCAGGTCTATGCCATACTGAACTAAATCCATATATATTGTCATCTTGTAATAAAACGGTAATACATTCAAAATCAAACCAATTGATAGATGTATAATCTTCTTTTTTAAAATGACCCTCGTCTAAATCATCAAAAGAAATTTCTTTAAGTTTTTTTAATAAATCTGGTCTATCTTCAGGTTTAAATGTAATTACATCTAAATCATTATTTCGCAAAGTTGACAACATCATTCCAAAACTCACTATTCTTTTTACCGTGTACTAATAAATGTATTCTTTCTTCATCTGAATTATTTTCAACATAGTGTTCATAATGAATATTTAACACAACACTCATACCAGGTTTATATTTTAACTCTTTATTATTTAACATAAACTTATTACCTTCAGGATATGTAAGACTTATGTTTAATGGTTCTAACCAATTTCTTTCAGGTATATCAATGTGTTTAGTAATATATCCTTTTGGTTTTATTACTAAAAATCTTATATCATCTATACGAGAATAAGGTAAAGACTTAACCCAATTAATAGTACCTCTACACTTTTGACCAATATCAGTTATAAAAGGTTTTTCACCTTTTTTTCTATACTCCCAATGACTATTAGTTTTATCTGAACCAAATCCGTATAAGGTAACTGCGTACCAATCTTTGTGTCCGTCTTCAGGTCTATGTTCTATTAGACTATTTTTTATCTCTTTATATTCTCTTAATATGGCATTGACAGGTACATTAAAACCCATTTCAACCCACTCTACGCTACTATTTCTATCAAACTTCATTATATAAAATATTTTTCAACTATGTATCCTGAAATATCTCCTTTACTTAATCTAATTTGTTTAGGGTTGTTGTGGTGTACATTATGATGACCTTCTCCAGCAGATAAAAAATTTATAAATTTATTAGATACTGCCTTATTATCTTTATGTCCTAACGCATTAAAGATTCCATAACTTACGAAACCTAAAACTAAAGGTGAAAGAACAAATATAACAAAGACAGGAACACTTATTAATAAAGTTATAACTGCCGTTGCAATATGTAATTTTAACCAATGATTATGAAAAAACATTATTCTAGGATTTTTATATAAATCTCTAACATAAGGTCTATCTATTTTTTTAACATTCCAATTATTAAAAAGAACATTCCAAAAACCTTTGTGTGTAGGTGAGTGTGGATCTTTTTCTGTATCTGAATATCTGTGATGTATTCTATGAGCGCCAATCCAACTTAATGGTGACCTTGAAAATGCTAACATTGCTAGAAACAAAGAAAACACTTCGTATAGTTTAGAAGTTTTAAATTGATTATGTGCAAAATGTCTATGTAGACCTATTGATAAACCAAACATAGCAATAAACTGATACCAAACAAAACCTATTAATAGCATAATAAAAATATCCATTTTATATTACGCTTGTTCTACTGACCAACTAATAGAATTATCTTCGCAATGTTTAACTCTTTTATCAGTATTTACATTAAGAACATCATCATTCATATATTCTTGGTATGCGTCTTCATTATTAAAAGTTACTGACATAGTTTTTACTAATAAATCTTCTGAAATTGTTCCAGCAAAATCATAACTGGCAATTTTTCCTGCTGTCTTATATTCTTCGACTCTTGCTATTATATCTGCTTGATCTGTTGACCAAAAATCAACTTCAGTAGATGGTCTTTGTTGAATTAATTTGTATGTTACTGCCATTTTTTATCCTCTACTTCTATTTATACATCATATTTTCAAATATTTTTTTGATGGATTCATCACAACATTTGATATTCATTACTAGCATTGTGGTATCTTCTCTATAAGAAAATATAGCGTGTCTTTTATTTGTGTTTAAAAAGTATGTATATCCTTCATTAAAATTCAATGGTTTATCTTCGTACATAAAATACATATTAGGTGGATTACATTTTCTCAATGGTACTAATAATCTCATAAATCTTTGTTCACCAAATCTGTAATTATCTATATGAGGAGGAAAATATCCACCTCTTTTAAAATTTAAAAAATGTGTTCTACACAACCAAGGTTTAAATGGGTCTACTACTTTTCTTACTTCTTCACTTTTATAGTAAACATCTGTAAGTGTAGTAAATGAATCTTCATCATAATCAATACCTGTTTCTTTAGACAATTCGTACAAACTATCTAAATCTATTCCATTGACCTTGCCATCTATACTAGTTATGCTAAGACCATATCTAGGTATATTTTTTCTAGGATTATATTGACTAAATTTGAAATCTTTGATTTCTTTAAATAATTTATTAACATCACACCTTAAATTTAAAGGTATAAAATCTCCATATGTTAAAAACTCACTATAATTTACCATTGTATCCATTCCTTTTTTAATTTAGGAGGTATCACATTCATTGTAAATACTTCGTTAGAATATTTATCCTCGCCTATCCAAGGTGCTCCTATACATACGGTTAACTTTTCTTCATCTGGATCTAATCCGTGAGGATGTCCACCGTTTAAAATATAAGTATTATATGTGGGTGCATAAACTTTATTATTATCTTTATCTAAAAAATATAAACTATCTAATTTACCTGTTAATGCAAGTCTAAATTTTTGATGAAACTCTGGTATTTCTATTTGACGGCAATCTATATGTGTTGGTATATGATTACCTTTTTTAGTTTTTAGTATATGTATTTTACCTTTACTAGACATAATAGGTTTAATTTTTTCTTCATAAACTTTTATTAAATGTTTACAAGTCTTACCTTCTTTTGTCCATTCAAAATTTTTATCATATATACTTAATATTTCACAATTTCTGTACTCGTTAAAATACCAACCACTTGATACAGATTTTATTTCTGTAGCAATTAAGTTTATATCTTCTTTTGTAATATTTAAATCTATTGCTTTGTAGGTAAACATTTTAAATACGGAGTCCACCAACCACTCCATCCTTCTTCTAGTATATGGTGCATTTGACCTAAAGTTACAATACTATAATCTTTAGGTTTTTCATAGATATAATTTTTTATAGAAGGACAAATCTTATCATATGTTTCATATAATATTTGTTTATAATAAAACTCATCACTACCCTTATTATATACTTTTAAATACTCTCTCTCTTGTGATTTAAACTTATCCCATATCCAAGACTTATCTCCAGTCCAAGATACAATAGATGAATTAAGAGGTGTATGTGCTGGTTCTCTCCACCAACTATCATCTAATAATGTAAATTCTTTTCTAATTAAGTTAGGTAATTTGTCATAGATAATAACATCTAAATCAAAGTATAGGTTTTCACCATCTCTAAACTTATCATACATTTGAAGTTTATTATACCAATTACCATAGATGTCATTTTCAATAACTTCAAAACTATCATAAGATAAACCTGAATAGTTATCTATCATATGTTTAAGATTGCTCACGTGCCAATCTGTAAACTTTGTGCCAAATCTACAACAAATTATTCTCATTTAATTTCTGTAATTTTAATATTACGATTTCTCATACTATTAATTTTTATTTCTGCTTTATCAGGTATCAAGTGTGGTTTTCCATTTGGATCTAATATCCATTTACCAGCATCATTTTTAATATCTACGATTTTTGCTTTTCTCATTTTTTTACCTGTTCTAGGATGTGTTTCTTGGTTTGTTGTTGTAATCTTACTGCCGTTGGCTGCACCTATCATTAATTCTGTATCATCTGATTCCCAACGAGGTCTATCTTTTTGTGGATAACCTATACCTATACCATAACATATTTCTTTCTCAAACGATTTTACTTCATCAAGTATACCTAATTTTTTTGGCCAATAATCATCACCATTCATATCATTATGACTCTTATTACATCCTGTTGCAAAACCTAATTTAGCAGCCGCTCGCATTGTAAGACCCATTGATATACCAATACTAACATAAGCATTATGCCAACGGTTTATATCTGAATTAGGTTTTGGTGTTCCATCTGCATTACAATTTAATTGTGTATCTGGTTCTTTACCAACCCATAAAATATACAAATTAGCATTCATTTGTGAGTTACGATAGTTAGAAGGAGGATTACGAGTATGTGTTGTACCCCAGGTGTATTTTGATAATTCTTCTAAAACTTTTCTATCTGCTGACCAATACAAATCATAATATCCTTCGTGTTGTTTAGAAGGAGTATTTTGGGCAGTCCATAAAAGATAATCTATAATTTCCTGATGAATAGTTTTACTATAATCCCAATTTCTTTGACATTTTTGCAATTCACGGATTATTTCTTTTTCTTCATCCCAACCATAATACATTCTTTTAATTCGTTCTTCTCTATTCATTCCAATAATCCTTTATAAATTTTGCATTTGATTCGTGTATAGTTTTACCAACACCTGTAAAATGTACTACTTTAATATATTTATGTACATCATCCATAATCATATATTCGGTATTAAACTTCTTACTATAAGTTTTATTTAAATGTAAATTCTGTTTAAAGTCATCTGTATATTTACATAACCATTGTTGTGGTGTTGTTGTTAGTTTTATATTATGTTCTTGTACTTTCCAATTAACATAGTTTTGTTCTCCATAATATTTTGCGTGTACATCACCATTGTTATAATAATGCAATTGCCAATATTCAGGATTAAGAGCAAAGTCGTCCCATATACTTTTTAAACTACCTGATTTAAACTTATAGAAACCACCATTAATCTTTAGTTTACTATCCCACCATTGACCATAAGTTATAATCTCATTATCTGATACAGGATGCCCAATTAATTCATCTACATTGCCCGTAATCACTTGGTCAATATCCATAACTATAATTTCATCTCCAGGTTTTTGATAAGCAAATTGAGGACTAAAGTATTTTAATTTATGCCAATGTTTCTTAATATCACTTTGATGATTATAAGGCAACACGACATCTGCTTCAACATCTGTATCACTTATACAAACAAACTCAAATGGTATAGTAGAGTTTCTTTTTAAACTTTTATAAAGTTTTGAAACATACTCTGGCGTATAGAAACCATCAAAATATACGGTACATATTTTAAGCATAATATCTTCTCCAACAACAATCAAAGTCTTTATTAATTGCGTGTACAAATTTAACATCTTTAGGTATGAAACCTTGTCTATCAAAGAAATAATGCCATTGATTATCTAACCATTGTACAGGTACATTGTGTTCATTTAATTTAACACTAAACAAAGTTTCGTTATCATAACCAAAAAAATCTACAATCTTTTTAGGAAATACATCATAGTTTGTTGTTAAATTTTTCATTGTTTTAATGTCATTATCAAAGTTGTCAAAGTATTTTAGTTTATCTATGTGTTCTTTATTTGCACCAATTATACCTGTATTGATTACTTTGTTTATAGGACTTAAATTCTTTTCCATTAACATTGCCTGAGCATTGTAATACTTTGCTGTAGGACTTCTAATTGTTTGTGTCTGTTTAGTAATAGTTTCCATAGTATTAACTTTGTAAGTATTATCAAATACTGCAATACCCTTATCTAAATTCCAAGTATCAAAAAAATTATCTTTAGTTAAACATACAACATCAAAATCTAAATAAAGTATTTCATCATAAGTTTTTGATAACTCATAAAGTAAATTTAGTTTATAAAAGTTGACTACATTATAAGTTGTAATAAATGGATAATGTTTTTTAATTTCTTTTTCAAATTTTTGATACCGAAGATCATACTCAAACATCATAAAAGGCACACCTATTGATTCAGCATACCACTTTTTGTTTGCTAATAACTTAAAGTAATTATCTTTAAATTGATTTTTAGTAATAATATTTCTAGGAACTTCGTCTTTTTTTAAAACATCTCTATCAAATATATCTAATTCTTCTTCAGGTATATCAATGTAAAAACTATATATTACTCTTGTCATATTTACCAATCAATAGGAATCTTGTTCCTCTATCATCTTTTATTTCATCTTCTATTAAAACTTTTGCATTATTAGGTAGTTGTTTTTTAAAATCATTTAAATCATACACACAATTAATATGACCTTCTATACTTAACATATTATTAGATTGATAAGCAAAATAAGCATTTGAATCTAACTCTAATTCTTTCATAGGTGGCATATGTTCGCAAGAAGTATTAATAATTAAATCAGCATTTTGTATTCTACCTTTTCTATCATTATGAAATACATCACTTGTTATAAAATCTACATTTTTATAATGATTAAACAATCTATTTTTAGCAATACCAATTACTTTTTCATCTTTGTCAATTAATGTAATTCTTTTTACTTCTTTAAATGCTGGTATTAATATACTGCCGTACCAACCACCTAAAATAACTATTTCTGAATTAGTCTTTAATATCAATTGATCTCTAATGTGTTTTATTAATCTTTCTTTAGATTTAAACTGATTAGGACTAAATGAATCTAAAAGATCACTATTGTGCCTAGACTCTGCCATTATATTTTTAAATAATTGTAAATCTATATCCATTTTATTATTTCTTTCATCTCAGGTTTTACATCCCATTTATGTTTACCCCAAGCTTTCATATCTTGCTCTCTATATCTTTTTGCATACCCACAACTTATCATTGTTATTGGTCTTGTAGTTACCATATCTAAACCTACTTTGTGCCATTCTTCAGGTCGTCTTCTAAAACAAGAATTGTAAGATATATCTAAACCTTCTTCTAGTAAATAATATCCTAAATTACCTGCAAATAATCCTACTTCAACTGATACTGAATCTATTATATGTTCAAACAAATGTTCATAACCTTGATCGTATTGATGTCCTTGTTTTATTTTTTCTCTATACCATTTGTTCGGTGTAGATACTCTACTATGTATTGTAAACAGATATGGATTAAATGCTATGTGTTCGTAAAATGGATTAGGAAAGTTACCATCTTCAGGATGATCTGATTGTGTTGTAGAGTTAGGTAATCTCTTATCTAAAACTGCTTCTTTCTCTACACTCTTATGTGATTTAACAACTAAACTATGTATTGCTTCTTTGTGTATCTCTTTATCAGGTCCCCATACTAATACTTGATAAGGTATTGCATTATTTTTTCCTGGTGTTGTTTTCCACGCCTTATATAATGCTCTTTCAATACACTCTTTAGGAGGTATCTTATCCATATCATATTTCTTAACGTGTTTTCTTTTATTTTCTAATGTGTCAAAATAATTCATTTTCTAATTATCCAATCATTAATAATTAATATATCTAATGCTGTTCTTTCAAATGTTCTTATTGCGTCACCAGGTGTTTCTACAATAGGTTCGTGTCTATTAAAACTTGTATTTAACAACATAGGTATGCCTGTTATAGTATCAAACTCTCTTATTAATTCATATAGTTTATTATTCTGTTCTTTATTAATTGTTTGTATTCTAGCAGTATTATCTATATGAGTTACACCAGGCACTTTGTCAGTTTTAACTTTACATATTCTACTCATATAAGGACTAGGACTATTTGTATCAAAGTATTCTTTATATCTATCTTCTAATACAACAGGTGCAAATGGTCTAAAGTCTTCTCTCATTTTTATAGTATGATTAATAACATCTTTAATATCTTTTCTTCTTGGATCTGCTAATATACTTCTATTACCTAATGCACGGTTACCACTTTCTGATTTACCTTGAAACCAACCTACTATCTTACCATCTGCTATTGCTTGTGCAATTGGTTTGTAAGATGTTAATTTTTCATTACCTATAAATTCATACTCTTTACCAGAAAATGTTTCTGATTTATGTAAATTATTATTCATAACACAATCAGCGTGTTGATAAACACCTATTGCTTGACCTTCATCTCCTACAGCAGGTGGAACAAAAACATTTTTATAATGTTTAGTAAATTCTTCGTTCATATAACCATTGTAGGCAACACCACCTGCAATACATAAATTATCACAAGTTTTTAATGGATAGATATGTTCTTTTATTTTATCTATTGTAAATTTTTGTAAAGTAAATGCTAAGTCTTCTTTTCCATAATCTAAATTAATTAGATTGTGAACTTTATAATTCTTTTCTTTTATTTCTCCTGCTATCATAGTTTCAAATACATCATAATAATATTGATTAAATTTACCATAACCTACTAAACCCATAAGTTTACTTGCACCTAATGAACCAAATCCTGTTACCTTTGATAGTTGATTCCATAACCACCCTAAAGGTAATTCTTTTGATAAGTCTATTATATTTTCATCTTTGTCAACAAATATACATCTAAATTTATATCCTATACCGTCTATGGCAAGTATATCTGATTTATCAAAACCTGAATTAACAAAAGCATATGTGGCGTGTGATTGATGATGGTCTATAAAATACATATCATCTACCATACAATAGTCCCATAATTTTTTAGGTTTATAATCTAATACTTCTTTTGGTAATATATCCTTACACATTCTAATACCACCAGCAGTCATAGAAAATGCTAATGTTTCACCATCTCTTTTTTTAAAATATTCTTTTACATATTCATTATTTAATCTATAATCACCTGTGTTTAACTTATCTGATTGATGAGCATATGCGTCAGCGTGATAAGGAAGATTATGTTTAAATCTAGTAAATCTTTCTCTTTGATTATGCCACACACCATCATATGTATTATGGTCGTGTAAATTTAAAGCAATAGCAAATATCTTACGCATTTAACAACCTCGCATATTTTCTCATTGGAAAATGACCTTTAGGTTGTACCCATTCAGTACAAGTCTTACAATAATTTTCATATTTAAATAATTTAAAATTCATCATCTTATCTATATTTTCTTTTGTCAACTCAAACATTCTGGACAATTCAGTATTGTTAGCAAACTTTTTACTACAATGTATAATCATTTTCTTTTCAAAATCAATAACAGGTACCATAGGAAAAGCGGCACACATTTTTCTATCTATTTCAGTTGCCTGTAAAACATCTGTAAACTCTTTTGATCTACCATTAAATTCTTTCCACATAGTATTCTTATGTTCTAATTTTTTTACAACATCTGGATACTTATGATTAAATGCAAAATAATTAGGTGTTTTTACTACAACATTATAATTGTTAAAATTATTTTCTGGTATGTAATCAAAGTTACCTAGTTTTTTTACTTCATTCTCGTACCAATCTAATATATTATGTTCAACATATAATATATCCTTATCTTCTAGTATGTGTGGGTATCTTTTTCTTATAAACGAATTAGATAAAACTGAACAAACAAAATTAGGATACTTTTTAATTTCATTGATAACTTCATCTAAATTTTTTATAAGACCTGGTTCTCCACCTAGTAAATTAATTCTTACTTTGTAATCTTTTAAATAGTCTAAACATTTTCTTAAAAAATCCATATCTACGGTCAAGTTTCTCATCTCTAAAGTATAACTTGTACAATAGTGGCAGTCTTTATTACAAGACATTGATAGAAAAAAATCTATTGCTAAATAATTATCTTGTATCTCTTGTAAGGTTTTCATAAAATTTATTAAATGCTATTTTCAATTTTCTTTTGTCTTTAAATTCAACTTCTTCAATATATTCTGGTGTTTGATAAGTCTTCTCTATAATATAATCGTAAACATCTTCCGTAGTTTCATTGATTAAACTTTTGTCAAATATATCATCACCTATCAATTGTTTCATACTATCTAAAAACTTATTTTCTTCTTGGTCTAAAAAAATAAGAATAGTGTTAATTATATTATCTACTTCTTGTGGACTCATATATGCGTGTATAGGTAATGTCAATATACTATCACATACTATCTTACTAATAAATGTACTATCTTTTTTATGTTTTATATTTTCGTACATCTTGTTTTCTGATAAAGGTTTGTCATAGTGTACTTTTGCACCTAGTTTTTCTTTTAGTCTATCTCTTACTTCTTTGTTTTGTAATCTAATAACATATTTGTGATAATTGTGGTCAGCATTTGTCTGTTGTATAGTTACATATTCTTGTAATTGTTCATCATATCGTTTTGCTATTGCTTGTCTTTTTGATTGCCACTCTTTCATTCTTTGTAATCTATAATCTATAAACTTAGCATTGAGTAATAACATCTTTGAGTTATAACCTAATACTTCATTATTGCCGTGTCTTCTTAACTTCTTAAATAATTCTGCTTTATCTTTGTCATCTGTTAAGATTGCCCCACCACCTGCTATACCAGCGACTACTTTATTTGCATTGAAACTTAATGTACTGACATCTCCTATTGATCCTGCTTTAATTCCGTTCAAACTGGCGCCTAGCGCTTGACAAGCATCCTCAATAAATGCAATATTTTTTTCTTTACAAAAATCTATTATCTCTTTTGTATCAGACATATTGCCAAATAGATGAGGATAAACAATTGCCTTTGTTTTATCCGAGTACATTCTTTTAATACTATCTAATGACATATGATAGTTTAATATATTAATATCACAGAATACAGGTGTTGCACCTACCATTGATATACAAGACGCAGTTGATATCCAAGAGAAGTTAGTTGTTAATACTTCATCATCTGGTTTAAGATTTAAACTAATTAATGCAAAATGTAAAGCGTCTGTACCATTACTACACGCAACAGCATATTTTCTTCCTGTTATTCTTGTAAGAGATTTTTCTAAAAACTCTACATTCTGTTCCTGATCTTGTTGCATAACATCATCAAAGAGTTTTAGATATTCTTGTTTGTTAAATAGATATTCTTTTTTATAACCGTTCATATATAAACTCCGCTATTGTTTCGTGTCCTTTTGCATTTGGATGATGATCTAAATTAGAAATCATTGTATCTAAATTAACATTTTTATTAACTCCTGTTTTCTTTGATCTTATACCTATTAGTCTTTTTTGAAGACTATAACCTCCGTATTCGTGTGATAACGGCCAACCTAAAAACTTTTTCTGATTTATTAAATCATCATAATTAGCAATTATCTCAATTAATCTTTTATTATCTTTTATTTTATTACCAGGATATGTGTGTCTAAAATCTTTAGAAAACCTTTTATCACCATCTGCTGGCATTAAACCATTTAACCAATCTATATAAGGAGATAACATTTGTACTTGCATATAAGGTAAATTATATCTCTCACATAATATTTGAAAACTTAAATAGTAATCTAATGTTTTTCTCATCCAACTGAATACATCACCATTTGGATCAATTCTTACATTATGCCAAAAACCTTTAGTTTGATAATCTTTTCTTTGATTTTGTGTCCACGCAGGTATAACTAAACCAATTTTATTTCTATCAGTTGTTGTAATATATTTTAATAAAGTTGTGTAAATATATTCATTACCCATTCCAGATTTAGCAAGATTAACAACTTCCATATCTAATTTTTTTGCTAATATATCTGGCCATTTTGGCCAATCGCATTTCATCATAGGATGAACATCACTAAAAAAGTTTTTTTCTGTATTACTACAACCACTAACTAATAATATTTTTTTCATCTAATAATTCCAATGTGTCTTCCAATCTTTATCAACTAAAATAGGATCATTTGACATATATGTGTCTTCAATAATTGCTTCTTTTCTAACTTTGATTTTTACTTCCATACCTGTCTTATCCATACCTAATAATTTCATTGCTATGACTCTATGTTTTCCATCTACAATATAATATCTATCTTCATTTAAAGATTTTATACATTCTATTGGACCACATAAATTAATATCAAAATTGTTTTTTATTTCTTCTACTTTATCCCAATCTGTATCTTTTTGTATAGACTTATCAATCCATAAATTATCTATTATATTTTCTTTTATTCTTTTACGCAAAATAGGTCTTATCTCATTGTTTATAAGATTAATTAAAACTTGTATATTATCTTTATATATTTCTTTTGTAGGTACAGGTCTGTTCCAATATACCATACCACCATCTTTTATATTCTTATCTCTTACATAATCTACATTTTTACCTAACCATCTGAACTCTACAAAGAGTCTAGGTGCAGGATCAAAATTAGGTTTTGTATATACATATGTTTCAAACTTACCTAGTATGTTTTCAATAGGTGCAAATAAATTATTTAATTTAGGATTAATCCATTTTGCATTATAAGTTACAATACCGTGATCTGGATATTTGTGTATATGCTTTTCAATTTCTTTATAATATATTTCATTTGTGCCTAAAAACAAATACTTGTGTTGTATATCATTTTTTATAGGTTTATATACATCAAAATTAATTATCTTTTCATAGTGTATACCAACACCGTTCGGATATACATCATAGTCGCATAAGTCATAAACTTTTTTAGGTTTAAAGTATTCTAGTGCTAAAGGATATTCTTTAGGATGATTTTCTGAATACAATGCTATTACTTTATTACTGAATAGTAAATGTAAAGTTAATAATTGATCTTTACTATATTTGTGTTTATCTAGGTAAGGTAAAGTTATCATACTTCTACCTAACACTAAAGTTATTTCAGTTGAACTTGGTGTATAATCATTAAAGACTATATTCTCACAAGTCTTGTATTGATCTGTTATTGATTTTATGTAATCTTCTTTAGTATGATTAGGATTGGGTATTATAACACATTGACTTTTAATATCAACAGAATTTAAATAACAACAATGCTCATAACTATAACGCAGTAAACCATCGCCAGGTTTACCTGTACATACTATATTAATCATATTAACCTACAATATCAAAAGCAATTTTAAGTGTATCAATTTTATTTTTAGTTTGTCTTAATTTCTTTTTTAATTCATCATTTTTTGAATCTCTAATACCAGGTAATTCAAATAATGCTATCTTTAATGCAAACAATTGATCTTCATTTTCACCTTGTTCAAAGATTGCCTTGACTAATTTATTATATGATTTACTATCTATTTTAGTATCATCAACTAATAATCCATCTTTTTTTGCTATCTCTATAACTTTTGTTTCAAAGATTTTTTGTTCATCTTTCTTTTTTTGATATGTGTTCTCGTGTAGATCATCAACGGTTATTATACTTGTTAATTCTTTAAATGAAATATTGTTTTCATCAAAAGGTAATATAAAAGGTATAATTTGTTTTTTATCTTCACTTGTAGTTAATACTTCTATATTTTTTCTATCGTCATCTATAAAATAAGCACCAATTAAGTTTTCTTTAGTTATCATAATTTTCCTTTAAATAATCTAATAAGTTTGTTTGAGGTATCCAACCCATATTAGATAGTGTTCCAATTTTAGCAACATTATCTTTTCTTTCGTATACCGTTCCCATTCTTTTATCTTTAATAGTTATATTTAGATGGTCAAAAATATCTATTAATTTATTTGAAATACCTGTACCTACATCTACGACTTTTAATTTTTTAACTTTATTTGTAATTAAGAAACCTATTGCTGATAAAATATCATCTATATGAATAAAATCTCTACTATGATCTATGTTAATATAATCTACATCATCTCTTAATATTTTAGGTATTAGCATATTTTCTCTGGCACCTGGTCCATAAACGGTTGTAAATCTCATACCCAAAGCATTATGAGGTGCAATTTGTTCCATATAAAATTTACTCATTGCATATGGATTACGCCAAGGTTCTTTTGCAGTAGATGAACTAGCATATAAAATTTTAGGACCGTTTTTAAACTGATTAAATACTCTATAAGTTGCTACAACATTATTAGTCCAATACTCTACAGGATTATCTAAACTATCTCTTACGCCTGATAGACCTGCTAAATGTATTACTAAATCTACATCATAGTCTAAATCACAATTAAGTAAATCATTACCTGTTTTTTTATCTAAACAGATTAGTTGATGTTTGTCTTTTAAAAATGATTGTAGATGTTGACCTATGAAGCCTTCACTGCCTGTTAATAATATTTTCATTTTGTTTCATTACGATTTTCTTATTCTCAAATAATATGTGTTAATTGTTGTTGGTGTTCCGTCTGGAAATTCTTGTGCTCTGTAATCATCACTTACTTGTACCGTTTGATAATTACCTGATCCGTTTAATCTAGTATCACCCATACCTGAACCTCTTATTTCACCTGTACCACTTGTACCTAAATTATAATCTAATTTAAATCCATCATTAGAAGAAGACGCTGTTTTTCTTATCCATTCTTGTAATAAAGATTCAAATGTTCCACCAGCAAATTCTTGTAAGTGATTTTGAGCATTTACGAAAAAAGGTTTTATATATGAGTTATTTGTTCCATCAATTCTATGTAAATAATAATTTGTAATTGTTGTAGGTTGGTCTAAAGTTTCAGGAATAGAACCTGCTGTATATGCTGAAGTGTCTGCTCTTGTATCTAAAAATACTGGTGTTCCACTTACTAAAGTTGAACCTGAAACACTAGAAGTTGTACTAATATGATATGTACCTGCTTGTTGAGTACCTGTTGAAGCACTTGTTAATAAATTTATAGCAGGATGTAAAAAAGTATCTTTAACATCTTGTAAATCCATTGCCTGAATATGTCCACTTGCGTTATAAAATGCAGGCCAAGTTTTACCTGTATCAGTAGTTGGACTTACACTTGCAATTGTTTGACTAATTTTTTCATATGAAACCGTAACTACTGAAGGTTCGTCTGTTGATGATTCAGGTGGGAAAGAACTATTTGTTTGACTCATAGCACCTGCCTGTAATCTTGTATCAGTAATAGCACCTAAATTACCACCTGAACTAACAACTGATAATGTTACACTAGGATTTTGTGAGTATTGATAAACGATTTGATCTACAATTTGATTCACCTCTGCTGAGGTCATCTCTTTGACATTTCCACTATCGTTTTTTAAAGGTGATCTTACTGCCATAATATATTCTTTCTCATATACTTATACGACTTCTAATTATGCACCAGCGCCATATAATGATTTTAAAACTCCTCCAGATGAGTTTAATATTTGTAAATTTACAACTGATTTAAGTTGATCTTGTCCTATAGCGTCATCAGCAATTTTTGCCTCGCCTATTGAATCGTCTGCAATAGAACCACCAGTTACGGCGTCAGAAGCAAGCATAGTGCTTGTAATTGAACCTGTATCTCCTGTTGTAATTATTGTACCAGCAACATCTGGTAATGTTATTGTTCTATCAGCAGTTGGATCAGTTACGGTTAATGTAGTTTTAAATGTGCCAGCAGTAGTACCATCAAACTCTATTGAACTATTGAATAAAGGTACAGCGTCAAAAGTTAATGCCTTGCCAGCTGCTGAAGAAGTAAATCTTGGTATACTAGAATTTTCATCTACACTTAATAATCCACTACCTGTTTCTAATTCACTAACTCTTAATGTATCTAAAACAGAAAGTGTATTAGTATCAACTGATCTAATATTATTACCATTAATTTCTACTGAACCAAAAGTATGTGTAGTACCTAAAGCAGTTAAATTATTAGGTATGGTTACATTGTTAGGAAAAGAAAAAGTAATTGTATCTATTGGAGATACGGCTGTTTGTATTTGATTAGCAGTACCTAAAACGGTTAAAGTATTACCACCACCAATAATCTGTGTAGTAGATGTTTCATCAGCAATAGTCCACCCAGCAGTTGATGTTGCAATACTAATTGTTTCGTTCATAGCGTCAACTAAATTAGACGCACTAATAGAACCTGATAGGTTTGCAATATCACCAAATTGATTAGCTGATAAGTCGTTAAACTCCAGTCTAAACTGCTCTAGTGTATCTGTTTCTGCTATAAATTTTACAGCCATTATTTTTTAATAACCTCTTTTAATAATTCTTTTATTTCTCTAAACTCTTTCTTTAAAGTATTTATCTCTTTACATACATTTCTTAATTTATCACTATTGTTTTCTCTTTGTCTAACTCTTTTTATGTAAAGTTGATAATCAGCAACATTTGTATTTACAATAGCATTAGAACTTGTATCTCTCACTAAACTAGTATGTCCTTCAACTTTTAAAATTTTACTCATTATACTGCCAATGCAATTCCTCTCATATCTCTTATTACAGGTGGATAAGATGAGTTAGTACCTTTCATACAAATTTTAATTTGAAAAGCAGTAAACTCGTTTAAACCTGATACTGAATATTTGTATTCGTTAAATGTTTCGTTATCTTCAGCAGGTGCAACACTTGAATCTGAAGTACCTGTTCCGTTAAATGGAATCCAACTTAAATCATCTATATTTCTTGCCTCATCGGAAGATGTTGTTCTATAATAAACTTCTACACTTGAAGTTGATCTTATATTAGAAGTTAATCTTACATCTATAGCAGTAGATAAATTTTCTAGTACAACTGGTTTAGTTAAATAAACGGCAGCACTAGATGTTCCTACATTTTGCGTATCTGCAACATAATTTACATCACCTGATTGTGGTTGATTTAATCTGTTTTGTACAACGAAAGCACTTGTTCTTTGCAAATCAATTACAGGAGAAACTTTTGTATTTGTAGTTGTCATAGAACAATTTACAAATAGAGATTTATTACCACCCATTTCATTTGTTTCATTTATTGAACTTGCAATCATTTGAGGTGCTGTAAAGTAAATGTTATCATTTGCAATAACATTTTCAGCACTAGCAGTTGAAGTTAAATTAAATTCTGATTCACCGCCACTAATAGATTTACCAGTTGTAGGTCTCATACTATAAGTTATATTTGTACCTGAAACGGTCATAGTTTGTAAACTTAAATTTAATACATCATATAATCTATTTTGTGTTGCTGTTACAGCATTTGAACCAATATCTCCAGAAGTATTTGGATTTACTATTGATCCTGAATAACTAGAATTGTGAGTTGGATTAATATCATAACTATCTAAAGTTACATTTGAAATTTGAGTATATGTTCCGTTAATTTGATCGGCACTTAATCCGTTTAAAGTACCACCTGTAGGAACTCCTGCGATAGTTACATTATTACTTGTTCCGTGCATACCGTGGTTAGGATGTGATACTCTTAATATTGGTGAACTATCTGATAATGTTCTAATAGGATTATTCTTTAATGTTTTAGAAGGTACTGCCTCATTAACAAGTGTAGCAACACCAGTTACATTACTAAATTCTGCTCTTCTAATTTTAAATTTAACATCTTCGTTTTGTTCAGCAGTCCAAGTTGAACCGTTTTGTGATTTGAACATAACACCAGCATAAGGTTGTTGAGATATTGTTCTATCAGAACCTAATACTTTTTCACCTAGTCTTCCAACATAAGCAGTATAGTTATTTGAGTTTGCTAATAATACAAAACAATATTCTGTATTTTCTTGTATGTAAACTGGACTATCAAAAGTAAATTTAGTTGCAACCGTTCCATCTGTACTTGTATTTACAGCATTTGGATTAATAGTTTTTTCTGAAAAAGGTAATATTACTGATCCAGGATAACCATTTACAACTTCTCTAATTTGTAAAGTTATAGGAATATTTGCGTCTTTACTTCCAAAGAACATATCCATAGAAGTTAAGAATACACCACCAACATCATCAATTAAGAATGTTTGTGCTAATGGGTCAGTCCAACCAATCGTTCTAGTAGAACTTCTTGTAGAGTTTCTATTAATTGTTCTTGTTTCAGATGTATCTGTTCTAACAAGTTGTGGTTCTCTTGTAGAAATTACGGTGTTTTGTACCGTTTCTAAAATACCTCTAGCAACATAATCTGATTCTGCTGAAGTTTCTACATCCGTTCTTCCATCATTTTGAGAACTTGTTAATCTGAATACTCTTGTACCTGTTCTCCATCTAGGATTTGCGTTATTAGTTGGATCAGGTATAGTAAATGTTCCTGATACTGAACCATTATTGTCTGTATCTAAATTTGAACCAGATGAAGGAGTTATATATGCTGAAATATCTATATTATCAAAGAAAGCATAAACTCTAGTGTTTGGTTTCATTCTTGTAGCAGTAAAGTTAATTGTTCTACTTCTAATAAACGGAACAAATGCAACATTAACTATTCTGTCGCCAATATTATTTCTAACCGTTTGAGGAACTAGTCTTTGTCTAACACCTGTTCTAGTTTGACTTACTTGTTGAGTTGTAGTAACTTCCGTTCTTCTAAAAATTCTTCTACCACTTCTTTGATTACCTGAAACATCTCTACTTGAAACATCTCTTGGAGTACCTGTCCAGAAATCTTGCCAATCATTCCATATTGATCCTATTTCTATACCTTGATTTTGTTGACTTTGAGGTAAACCTGAAACTAAACTATCAAACGCACCTGTATTATTAATAACTAATTGCGGTGCTCTATTTGTTTCTTTCCATTCGTCTGATGGTGGTGTTAATTCAATAGAACCTGACCAATTGAATACATCAAATGGATTAACATTAACCGTTTTACTTGCAAAAGGTTGATCTATTAAAGTTGTTTCTGTATATGGTAAAGTTAAACAATCTCCAGTCTTTTGATAACTTGCAGCCGTTCTATCTGCTGATAATATAGCAGTACCATCTTCGTCTGCCTCAATTAATTTAACAGCGTCTTCATTAAAAGTAGGTCTTAACTCACCTCTTGCCATATCCATAGCAGCTCTGTAATCTCTATTTTTAGGATCACCTATATTATGACCAGTAAAGTTATCTACAATAAATCCATTTTTAAATCTATCAAAACCATCTGCGTCTTGTATTTGTAAATTTTGTGCCTGTGTTTCTAACAAAGATAATTGAGTATAGTATTCTACATTTTCAATTCTACTTTCTAGTTTACCAATATCTCTCATTGTATATCTTCTATTATCAACAACATTTATTTTTATATCGTCTGTTGATAATGTGTAAGCAGGAATATCTAAAGTGTATAGGTGCATTGCGCCATCTAAAGATTTAGGAACTTGTGGGTCTAAAGAACTAGCACCTTTAGCAACTTTAAAATCACCTTCTTTATCTAAAAATATTTTATCTATTCTAGGTAGGTAATATTCAAAGTCAGCAGTAATATCTGTTCCAAATTTAACAACATCTACCGTTGAAGAATTAACAGCAGTAATAAAGTTTCTATCAAAATCACCAGAGTTAATAGTTGAAATATCTCCAACTCTAGGTCTAAAGTCTAAACAATCTCTTAATTCAAAAGATGTTCCAGTTGTATCTGAATTATAACTAGGTATATCTGCATAGTCAACAACTCCTGTGTAAGAGTCAACATCAAAATAATCTCCAGCACCGTGAGTAAAGTAATCAAACATAATTCTTAAAGAACCTGTTGGTTCTAACTCACCAGATTTTAATTTAATTCTACCAACATCATAATAGTTATCTCTTTGACCATTATCTAAATCGTATCTATCTGTAATATCTATTTCTCCAGAGGCACTATAAGCACCGAAAGCAGTAGCCATTTTAACACTTGATAATCTTAAAATATCTGCCTGACTTAAATTAATACCACCTTGTTTTATACAATCTGCTAATGTAGTTATATCTTTTGTTGCACCTGATACTAAAGTTTTTGATTTAGAACCAGCAGTTGATCTATTTACGGTTGCAATTATTTGAATTTTTGCATTTGCATAATTAGATCCAAAATCAAATACACTTGTACCATTACCTGATGGTTGAGTAAATATAGGATTACCTGCGTGGTTGTTTCCTATTGTAGTTAATATATCTCCTGTAGCACCAGCAGTTGCACTTCCAATATCATCTATTGAAATCATATAATCAGAATCACTTGCACTTGAAGGGAATGATTCATTTGTTCCAGCAGTTATCTGACCAGAACCACCTGATAGTGTTACTATAAATTGTCTTCTAACAGCAAAACTTGTATCTGTAATATTTGAATTACTAGCAGTTTTTAATGTTTTAATATTATCGTATGGTAATTTAAATATAGAAATATTTTTATTTGCCTCTTGTATTTTTGCTCTTCGTCTTGTTGCAACGGTTTTAGTTGAAGCGGCAGCAACATTAGAACCTAAAGTTAAACTATTATCTGAAATAATTGCCTCTACTCTTTTTGTTTCGGTAGTACCACTATCATTTGTAAATGAAATTGAATCACCTACTTTTAATTCTGTTGTAAATTTAGTATTAACACCAGTTACAGCATCCGTTCCTGTTGTAATATCTAAAAATCCTGATATAACAAGATTTTCTCCGTTAGTATCTAAAGTTGTATCAGCAGTATAAGGTGCCGTACTTGAACCATAAATTTGTTTAACACTAGAAAAGTCATAACTTGTAGCACCTTTAAAACCTACAGCGTCTGATTGAATAGTTGCGTCTAAAGTAGAAACAGCACCTCTAATAACTTCTCCTGGTTGAAATTCTCCGTTAACACCTGATACTACTACAACACCGTGTAAAGCATTACCTGAAGATGTGTAAGCACCAATGTTTGCAGGAGTTATACCATCTTCCAGATATAATTCAAAAGTGTTTACATCTGGATTTCTTACCGTAAATACATCGGTAGTTAATATTGGATTACCACCTATTTGACCAGTAATAGCACTAAATGTTATTTGTTGTCCTTCTTTAAATGAGTGACCTGTTGCTGTTGCAACACCTGGACTTGCAACCGTAATATTTGATACAGCTTCTGCTTGTACCGTAGAAACATTTTCAAAAGTAGCAGTTGCACCTGAAGTATCTCCTGTTATTTTTTCTCCTTGTGTGAATTGTACATTACTTGTTATGTTCAAGTGTGTGAACATAGTAATATCAAATAAATAATGTTTGAAAACAGAACTTTGAGAAAATATATTTGAAGCAGCAGTACCAGATTTATATTCAAAACCTTTTGTTCTAGCACGACCTATTTGATAGATACTTGCACCTGATCCTGCGTTACCTGTACCACGAACAGCAGTTGGTTCATTATATAATAATACACCTTTAAATGCTACCGTTTCACCTGATACAAAACCATAGTCAGGTGTATTGTAAACATTAGTTACATTTACAAAATTACCTACATTAAATCTTGTAGGAAAAGCATTTTGTGTAGCAAAATCTCTTGCCTTATCTATGTCAACAAATCTTGTACCAATAGTTTCTATTTCATAACCTCTAACATATGCTTTACCTGGAGATAGACCAGCAGCAATTTTACTTTCTGACCCACCATTAGCGGCACTATAAATTCCTCTATTGTTTGCTGATATTAAATGTTCTCTTAAATCTAAATCAAAACCTCTTACAGCATAATCACCTGATTCGTCAAATGTTCTTCTTGCTAAATTATCTTCTAATACAGCATATTCAGTTGTTCTAACCTGATTTTGTAAAATACCAGCGTTTAATCTTAATAATTCTACAAAGTTTGAATCGTCTGTTGCACCAATAGCTTTTTTAGTTAAAGTTAAATCTATTTTAAATCTATGAGCACCTGGAGCGTTAGTGTTTGAAACACCTTGAGCATTATCATTTAAAGTATTGTCTTGTGTAGGAGTTACAAAAGATTCTGTAACTAATAGACCTACTCTATAACTAGGTGTGTTTGAATATTTGTCAAGTATAATTGTTTGTTCAGAAACGGTTACTAAAAATCCATTTATATAATATGATCCTGCATTTACCTGAGCAGCAGAACCTGTAGCACAAGTATTAACTATAGCAGTTACATTAACTGAATCACTATTTGTTCCTGTAATTGTTTCTCCGTCAGCAAATTTAAATTCATTTTTATTATTTCCACCTGACTTACTATATTTTACAAATAATGTATCTGGATCAGTTCCGTCTGTTGCACTTACATTTACAATTGTTGCAACAACACCCGAAGTTGATCCTGTTAGTACCGTACCGTTTTTAAAATGTGCTAAAGTGTTTGTACTATCAATACTAGAAAGTTTTACGGCATAATATTTTAAATCAAAACCAATCTCACCAGGAATAACCATTGCACCTTTTTCAAAGAAATGGTCACCTAATTTTTCAATCTGATCTTGTAAGATTGTTTGTGATTGTGTTAACTCTCTTGCCTGAACAGCAAATGCTGGTCTAAAAAGTATTCTATGAAATTTCTTTGATTCTGCAAAGTCATCATAGTAAGGCGAGAGGTTAAAGTCTGTTGGACTTGACATTTAATTACCCCTTTAAAATTCTATGACCAGTTTAATGTTTTCCGTTTGATCTGGTGCCCTTTGTATCGGTGTTCTATTTTCAATATAAAGTACATCGCCAGTATCGTGGTCTATTTCAGGAACTGAATATCCTGAAGTAAATGAAACATTGTTAACCGTTCCTGTTGATGAAGTGTCAGGTGTTCCTGTAGGAGAACTACCACCTTGACCTGTAATAACATTAGCACCTGAAAACGCAGTTAGATTTCCGTTTGCGTCAACACCAGCGTCATTATGCCTTGTTTGTATGTAATATAAAATATTATTTGTTGAGTCCCATTCTACAACTTTACCAACAGCACCTGTACTCGCCTGATTAATTTCTTCATCTGTTGTAAAAGTACCTGGTGTTGGAGAAGAAGCAATTTTAATTGCCTTTGTTAATCTAGCAGTATTACTAGTTACAGCAGCAGCTGATTTTGTTGGATCTCTTAATAATGCAATTTTTCTAAAGTCATTAACAGCAGAAAAGTCACCAGAGTTTGATGATTCTGTTCCTTCTAAACTTGTATTCATCATTACAAAGAAAGCACCTAATTCTGATTGTGCATTTGCACCGTGTCCACCTTTTGGCGGAATAATTACATCTAATTCTGCACCTGCAAGACCAGTTGCACCAGCGGCAACTATTTGTGCATTTGAAATTGTACCAAAAGTATATCCTGTACCTGGAGTAGTTACGGTTACAGCAGATACTAATCCACCAGCAACGGTTACACTTGCGATACCACCAGAACCATCTCCTCTAATAGGAATATTTGTAAATGTTCCGTTAGCACCACCTGAACCAGCAGTTTTAATTTTTACTATATCTATTGCACCGTCAACAGCAGCAGAAATAACATTTGATTGATCTGCCCCTGGACTAGAGTTTGGCGAAACTGCCATAAAATCTGTTGATAAAAAACTTGCTTGTTGAGCAGCAGATAAAGTGTACATAAATTTCCACTTATAAGAATCTGTTGTAGTAATTACTGAAGTTGATACACCAGTTGGTTCATCTGTTGAAGCAGCACCACCGTTGTTATCTAAACATTTGTAAACATTTCGTGCTGAAGATAATACATAAAAAGTTGCGTCATATAAAGTAGTTGCACCACTATTTGATGTTTGTTTTACACTTGTTGATCCTGTTGTGTATTCTCCATAGTCGTGTCTGTAAATATCGTAAACCGTACCTGCGATCCAGTTTCTTCTTGGAACTACAAAAGAAACATCTGAAGATTGTACTCTTTTAGCAGCAACTAAATCATCATAAGTATAAAATTCTCTACCCATACTATCACTAGGTGTATTTGGTAAAGAATCTGTACCTTCGTAATCTGTTCTTCCATCTGATCTTGTTAAAGTACCAAAGGGTTGTGGTCTTCCAATACCTAGATAATAGACATTATTTGCTGTTTCAGAAAATGACTCTGAAAATTGTTCAGCGTTGTTTAATCTAAATTTATTTGTTATAATTGCTGGCATAATTTTTTATTCTTTCTTATATTTATACTACTTTTCATTAAGTTATGTTAATGTTTCCTACCATTGCTGAGTGTGATGTACATTGATAATAAAGTGTTGCTGGAGCGTCCATAGGTACGTGAAATACAATAACACCACTAGGTCCTGAAGCATTATTATTAGTAACACCAGTATTATACGCAGTACCACCTGTACCTGTTGTTGATTGTATTCTGAAAGGGTGACCACCACTTGTATTTCTAAAGTAATAAGTTTGACCTTTCTTTATGTGTAAATCAGGATTATCAGCACTTTGACCTGCAGGGAATCCTGCACCTTGAAACTCATAACCATTTGCGTCTGAAGCAGTTACTATAAATTGAGATACTGGCGTTGTTGCTTGTACCCAACCAGAACCATCATAGACTAAAGACATACCTGCTGTAGGCGAACTATTAGTTACATCTGTTAAATCGTCTAATGCAACTGAACCACCTGTAGGAGCAACGGCATTAAATCTACCTTGTGCTGAATTAAAAGTTAAAACATCACCGTCTGAAACACCTGTTATATTAACATCTGTATGTGCTGAAACGGAAGAGTTTTCATCTAATACTCTAACCCAACCACTACCTGAAGAATAATAAGGTCTGTTACCTACACTATCGTAAGCATACATTCCAACATATGTTGCAGCCGCTGGTAAAGAACCAAAACCTGAAAAATCAAATCTTATTTTAGAACCTGCACCAGTTAAATCAGTTGTACCTGTTCCTGATATTGAAGATGATCCTGTTAAATTTAAATCTGCTGTTGTACTTAATGTGCCACCTAAAGAAACTGCCGTTCCACCAATAGTAATTGATGAATTAGCAAGTGAAGTATTAGGCACAGAAGAAACACTTAACTCTATTCTATTATTTGTAATAGCAGTTGAAACTCCTGAACCACCAATTATTTCAAAACTATCACCTAAATTAACATCAAAGTTTGTAGATGTATCATCACCTATTGTAATTTTTTTATTAACAAGTTTGTCGTTTGAAATAGAACCTGCTAATTGAGCATTTGTAATTGTTCCTGATAAAGAACTTGTAGGATAATTTGTTGCGTCTGTTAAATCAAAAGCAGGAGTAGCGTCAACACCACCTAAATTAAGTTGTACACCACCATATGAAACCGTTGAATTTAATAAAGAAGTATTATCTATACTAGTTAAAGTATTTGTAGAACCTGAAATTGTTTTATTTGTTAATGTGTCAGTAGATGTTTCTGTTAGAACTACGCCGTCTATATCAATTTTAACTTTGTCTGCTGTTACGGTAGTTGTAATTCCTGTACCACCTTCAAAAGTAATAGTATCGCCTAAATCTACTGCTGAAGTAGCGGCGCCATCACCTGTAAGTGTAATTTGTGAATTAGTTAATTTTGCATTTGGTATAGTTGCTAATGCACTACTAGGGATATTTGTAAATGTATTTGTAGCACCATCAAGTGATTTATTTGTTAAAATTTGTGTTGCACCTGTGGTTACATATGTACCTGAAAGTAAAGTAGTACCATCACCTAATGCGTTATAGATTTCATCAAAGTTTGCGTTAACTTTAGCTGCACCTGCTCTTAAATTATCACCTGTTCCATCATTAGCAGCGGTTCCTCTATTAATTGATTGTTTTGTCATTTATTTTCCCTAATCTTTTATACTATTTATAAACATTTCTATGGGGTTGTGTCATCAAAAGATACGGTTGTTTGAGCAAAATTAGTTACCGTATTATCAAAAGAATCCTGAGATAATGCAAATTGTGTAGGCATTGCAAAATTTGTCTTTATTAATTGACCATCAGGATTTGAAGTTGCTAAAAATATAGCACCTCTTCCGTCTAGTGATGTTCTTGTTCCTTGTATTTTTATATCACTTAATTGTTTGAATGTTATTTTACTTGAACCTGAATGTACACCAAATATTGTATTTGCGAATCTGTTTAGTGTACCAAATTTAGGTCCTGCATATGCGTACCCTTGTTTAACTTCTACACCATCTATAACTGCTCTATGCCTACTTGTCATACTAATTTCAATAGGTGCTCTTCTTAAAGTTATATCTCTAGTATTTGAAGTAAACGGATCTTCGTAATCATTACCAGCGTGAATTGTTCCTGCTGTTAAACTATTTGGTCTTAAATTTGATCCATCATCTACCGTTCCTAATCTTCTACCAAAAACGGTTGTAAATAATACATTTAATATATTGAATAATGGAGTATCAATAGCACCTGATATAATACCTGTAACTGGCGCCTTGACTTGCATATTAATTCTACTTTGTAAATCAACTTGTCCTGTAAAATAAAAACCAGAAGTGTGCATTGTCTTTTTAAATGAATCTCTCCAATCATTAATAGATTGACCTACTTTTAATACATAAGAAAAATCCTGATAGTATTTACTATCTTGTACTTTCATTGTTGCTTCTGATACATAACCATCTTCATTTAAAAACTTACCATCTGTATCTGCAACTGAAACTACATCAATCGTAGCACTAGCAACATCTAATCTTGTTACGGTTGCTGTTCCACTACTTGTTGATGTTATTGTTTCATTTAATTCAAAATTTTTATTTTGATCTTTTACTTTTAATAAATTTGTATCTGCATTAAAACTAGCAAGTTTACCACTTGCACCTGAAGTACCACCTGTAATAGTATCATTAGCATTAAAATTACCTGACACACCTGTTAGTATCATACAATTTCTAAATTTAATTGTAGGTGTAGGAGAGTTTTGATAACCTTCTCCTAATTCATTTGTTTTTAATCCTATAACTCTTCCTATATCTGTACC